CAATATTCCTTTCTTAACTAACTACCCTTATGTTAATACAAAATAAGTGCAAATTGCAAGAAAGTAGTGCAAAATCAATTTATTTAATTGTCCGTTTAAGCAATCATTGCAAGGATGGCATCAATTCGACGATTCACCTCTGCTTGACCAAGAATAGTAAGGATTTCATATAAATTTGGACTTTTACGACTTCCAACAACACTGATGCGAAGAATTTCTGCGATATCAGCAACCATTCCCTTATATAAGGTAGGATTTGATTTAAATTCCTTGCCATTCAAAGCAAAGTTGTGACTGGCGGCAATTTGTTTGACGCTATCAAACCAAAGCTCATTACCTTGCTTATATACTAATCTCATTTTGAAGTCATTAAGGATAAGAACAAGGTCTTCCTTAGAAATTTGTGGATTAAATTCTTCAATTAACCCATTTTCAATCATCGCATTAAATTCATCAACAAAGAAAAATTTAATAGATTCATAAATCATGTCATATTGATAGTAATCTTTACGTGGTTTTGGTGTTTCTCTTTCTATATTCAAAATCATTTCAAATAACGATTTATTGGATTCAATTCGATTCACTAGAGAGGTATTTCCTTGTGCTTTTGCAAACGACAAATATTCCTCAACCACTTCTTTTGCATTGAGGGTAGCGATATATTCACGGGCAAAGAAGTTAACCTTCTCTAAATCAAATAAAGCACCATCAACGCTCATTTTTCCTAAATTAAAAGGAAAAGCTGATAACGGCGCCGTCTTATTATTTGTCCACCATTCTTCAAAGTTAGAATTGGCAATCGACATTAAATAAGTTAAAATGGCTTTGACAGGATAGCCAAGATTTAAAAAGTAAGTGACTGCTGCTTCAGGATCCTTCCTTTTGCTAAGTTTTCGCTTATTGCCATTATCGAGTTTATTAATGACTGGTAAATGGGCGTAACGAGGGGTATTAAATTTAAGCGCTTCAAAAAGTTGAATATGCAGGGGGACACTACTAATCCACTCTTCACCACGAGTGACCAGGGTGGTCCGCATGAAGTGATCATCGCAAACATGAGCGAAATGATACGTAGGCAAACCATCGCTTTTTAAAATAACAATATGTTGATCATTTTCGGCAATCTCAATATCCCCTTTAATCAAATCATTGAACTTAATTTTAGTTTCATGGTTCCCGTGGCTACGAAAACGCATCACAAAAGGTTCACCATTTTCAATTTTAGTAATGGCTTCTTCACTTGATAAAAAACTACATGTCGCATAAGGGCCATAGTAGCCAGGAACGACTTTATTTCCTTCTTGAGTCGCGCGGAGGAGCGATAGATCATGGTTTGTACAAAAGCAAGGATAGGCTAAATTATCTTTAATCATCTGTTTAATAACGGTTTTATAAATAGGCGCGCGTTCGCTTTGCTTGTAAGGACCATATGCGCCCGCTTCATGCGTGCCTAAATAACCTTCGTCAGGGAACACATCAAAAAGTTTCATTTCCTTAAGGAGCGTTTCACCTGCCCCTTCAATTTCACGTTTCGTATCCGTGTCCTCAAGGCGTAAGAAGAAAACGCCTTCCGTTTGAGCGGCACACGTCTTTGCGATCATCGCTGTAAATAAACTCCCGGTATGAAGAAAACCAGTTGGGGAGGGGGCAAAACGCGTTACGTCCGCCCCCTCTTTTAATAACCGAGCAGGATATTTTCGTTCTAAATCCAAAAGCGAATCTGTCGCTTCAGGGAAAATTAAGTTTGCTAGTTTTTCTGTACTCATAAACACCTCTTATAATCACCTATAAATATACCACAAACGCCCTTCCAATCAATTATTTACTCTAATTTAAGAACATTATTTGCATTTGTTTTTTAGGAGTGTTATTATTATTTTCAGCATGCAGGTGTAGTTCAATGGTAGAACACTACCTTGCCAAGGTAGATACGCGGGTTCGATTCCCGTCACCTGCTCCATTTGATAGAAAAAGCACATATAATGTGCTTTTTTTGTTTAGTGGGTAGCATTTGGGGAGAAAAACGAGTAGCAATTTATTTAAAGAAACTATTGGCTTCGTTAATGGTTAAACCAAGCTTACGAAGGTATGCAATTACCGCACCTTGATTATTTTCGGCGATAGCGTAACCCATTGTGTTGAGTATCAAGAGTTTTTCACTCCGTGTAAGTCCACTCATTTTATTAAGTTCCGCAATTAGTCTTTCTTTACGATTTGGCACGCCCTCATATTTACTTTGTAAGTAAACGATAGTAGAGGCGAATAAACCCGTATTAACTTTGTTTTGTGTTTTCGCGACAAGTAACGCTAAACGACTTGTGGCCGAACCTTTGGCGATTTCATAATAAACGTCACTAATTTTCTTGATCGCTTTCGCTTTTTCCTCAAGTGAGAGTTTTTGATAAATGCTTGATTTCATTGTGTCTTTAATGACAGTATTTGCGACGTTATAAACACGTTTGAATTCCGCTATTTGTTGGGCGTTTAAATCATGCTTCACGCCTTCATCATCCGTATAATAAGTTGGCGTATTACCAATGGAAATGTCAATGCCGTTTTTCTTGAACTCTATTAACTCTTTAGCTACTTCGTCGTCAATATCAAACTTATAAAGTTGATAGTTGAAACTTAAGGCAGCTTGCGCCTTTGTATAGTCGCCGCGTTCGATATTTTCCGTGACTTCACGCCCTAAATAAGACTGTGACGCTCCATATAAAACACTCTTATATTGATACGCTAATTCGGGTTTAAAATTGCCTAAAAAACCTTGAATAAGTTTACTCACGTTATTAGCGGGTAACCCCATTAACTCCGCAAGCTTTAAGGCAAGTTGCATAATATCTTGTTGCTTAATATCGCCGTCAGTAAGATTTTTAAAAGCACTAATGAAATCGTTAATGTTTTCAATTGGCGCAAAGGTTGCTCCATCGAACTCGACCCAGTTATAAATATTATTAAAATAAGGTATCCAGTCGATAGTGCTATTTAAAAGTATTTCAAGCGCTTTATTTGCATAGTCAATTTCTTCGATTTCTTCCCGGTCATATAACCAGTCGGCCATTAAATCGGCCAACATGCTAACGATACCGCTTAACACTAACCCAGCAAAATATGCACGAGCGCGATTACCAAGTTTCTTTTGACTTGCAGTAAGTTGGCCAAGCTGGCCATTTAAACTTTGTTGGACAGTGGCGTCAGTTGCTTTTGACAAATCGGCCTTAATTTGTTTAATATCTTTAACTTGATTATTCATATCATTGATAATATTGAAAAGTAACCCGGCTTTATTTTGGGCGTCACTTTGGAATAACCCAAAGAGGTTTTTCATAATCGCGCCTTTTTCGCCAGCGCGAATACGGCTCATGGCGATACGATCACTATTTGACTGTGTTTCTAAAATAAAGTCCGTAAACATTTCGTTAGCAAGTTTTAAGTTTTCTTGTGACCCGATTTTATAACCGTGTGTCTTTTTAACATATTCTTCCGCTAAAGCAAAAGTTGAGTAAGCGGTCATACGATCCATGAACTCCATGCCCTTAAGCGAGAAGCTAACAAGTTTTTGCATAGTGTTACTTGTAAATTGGGCAACACCGCCCGAAAGTGTAGCACCGCGAATATATTCATGGTTATAAACACGATTTCTAAAGACTGCGTTATTTTCCATGATATACGCCCGATTTTTTAATACTCGATATAACGACGTTGGGTTGAGAAATGTTTTAAGACCCGTTGTAAAACCAACTTTTTCCCATGCTGTGAAATATGAACCGAATTGTTTGAACATTGAACGGACATTAAAACCAAGCGTAGCAGTTGAAAACTTCCCGACCATTTTGTCAAAGAAAGAACTGCGATCAATAACTTCTTGATTACCAATGAGTTTATTCATAATTGAAGCCATATAAGTTTTGGCGTTTGGCATATAACCTTGAATAACGCTCATGAAATTATCTCCACTAGCGTCTTTAAGTTGCATAACACGACTTAACTCTTGACTTGGTAAACCAATTTCGCCGGTAATGGTCATACTTTCAATATAAGAGTTGAAAAGGTTAATGGGGTTAACATTGATTTCAATAACTGTGTGGCGATTACTTAATTTTAATAAACGGCCATTATTAAGGGCGTTAACATTAAACTTTTGAGTAGCGGGGTTAGTAAAGTCCGTGATTTTAAATGCGTCACTTGAAACAATTGGGTAATAGTTTTCACGCGAAACACTAAAGCCTAAAATCTTTTCACTCATACTTTCGACATACGTTTTGACGTCGGTATTATAGAGATTAAAGACTGCGTCTAAATTAGCAATTTCAGCGGCTGTTAAATATTGATTTGTGGCTGCTTCCATAGCTTTAAATGATACGCGTTTACTAATGCCATTTTTATCTGTATAAGTTAGATTGCTATTTTGCATCCGCACCAAGTTATCTGGCGAAAGCATATTTAAATAAAATTGATAAAGCGAATATTTCGACATTTTCACGCCGTCAACTGTAACTTTAGTATGTTGTTTTTTCTTTAATTCTTTGATTAAACCATCGCGCTTCTCAAGAAAATCAACGTATTTGCCGATTTGCGCTTCATAAGGTTTTTTAATAAGTTCCGTATAAAGATAGTTAAACGTTTCCGTGTTTGTGCCACCGCTAATGTAGGCGATAATATCCTTTGGACTTAATGCGTCAAAAAGGGCGGCCTTAAGCTTACCACTAATGCCAAGTGAATTAACCCGTGAGTTTACTTCTTTTGCACGTTCGATAAGTTTAGTGGCTTTAATACGCACTGCTTCACGCGCGCCCGCGCTATATTCTTGATATAGTTTATAAATAGCCTTATTTAGATTATTAAAGGCTTCAACTTGGGCGTAAGTCATGTGTGTTTGTTTCGTTGTGCGACTACCCGCTAAATCAGTAGCAAGTTCAACAATGGCGTCCGCTTGCGTTTGTAAACCACTTAAACCGACGGTTTCTTTATAAGGGTTTAAAATACTGTTAATAAAGTTTTGGAACGTTCCTTCATTGATCATGACTTGTAGTCTTGTAATGTTAGTCATTGATAAATAACCGCGGTTAGTGAAGCCAAATTGTTTAAAGTATTGGTTAAATAACCCTTTAATACCAGCGGACGTATCAAGATTACCCGTATTACCATATTTTGCGACGGCGTTGCCAAGATTCTTTTTAATGGTATTAAGCTTTTTAATAAAGTCAATAGTGGCGCGAAGTTCGGTATTTACGTCTAAAGCACTATTGAGCCACTTCATGAGTTTATTCATTTTTGTTGTGGTCTTGCTATCAACTGCTTGTGAAGAAAGCGCATCATAAAATAAGTCCGTTCCTTCGGCTAGTATTTGATTTAAACCCATGCCTTTTTTGTATCGAAGATAATCACCATAAGTAATTGTGCCGTCCCCAAGATTATGTGTGCCAAGTAGTTCAACATTTAAGAGGTCTTTAACAAATTTCGTGACATTACCTTTTTTGAGTTTTTCCGGCGATAAATTATATTCTTCAAAAAGTAAACGAGCTTTCTTTTTAATATTTTTAATCTTAAACTCTTCGCCGAGCATTTCACTAATGCCACCTTCGATAGCGCGGTAAATATCTTCAACTGTTTTAATATTTTTAATGAGTTGTCCGACCTTTTCTTGTGCTGCTTCTTTGATAACTTTTGCTTTATTAGTTTCATAAGGCGTAAGATCTTCGACATCTACTTTTTGGCCAGTTTCAACCTTAGCGGGAGTATTATTTGTTTCGCTGGTATCTTTAGAAAATACTTCTTGGGTTTGCACCTCTTTAACAAAGTCGAAAATATCTTGGTATTTTTCGTATAACTTTTGTTCAAGCTCAGTTAAAGTTTCGCCTTTTAAAAACTTCTGTAGTGCTACGCCAGCGGTTTTATTTGTGAGTTGGAACGTTGTTTCAACCCCTTTAATGAATTCGCTTAAAATAGCGTTATTTTTAATGAGTTTATAGTTATTAAACTTTGAGAAATTAGCCCTTAACCGATTTAAAAGCGTGTTACGTAAAAAAGCGTCACTTATCATTTTAATTGATTTAGCGTTTGACCCTTGGTCTAGTTGTGCCTCAATATAATTATTGATAAGTTCGCTATGCCAATAAGCTTTTTTACCAGCTTCTTGTAGTGATTTATATTCGGCCGAGTTGGTATAAGCTTTGCGAAGCTTAGCACCATTTTCTTTATACCACTGTGTCCCAGTAATTTTTGTTACTAAACTTGTCCGCGTTTTGGCGTCCATTGTGTCGCCAATAACGTGACCAATAAACTCATGCGCTAAAGCGGGAGCGAATTGATTAGTGTATTTTGTGTTGATTTTAATAACATTAGTTTTACTATCAAAACTTGCTTTGGCGTCACCACTCATTTCCACGAATTCAAGCGAAAAATCAGTGCCGAATTTATTTTGTAATTCATTAAATAGATTACGCGTTGTGACCTTTTCGCGTGAAGAAAACTCGTTAATAGCTTCGCCAATATAATTATCGACACTTTCGCTAGCGATAGCTTTATTAAGTGCTTGTGGATCACTAAATAATTGGCCAATATTCTTTCTTTGTGTTTCCGTTAAATTAAGTTTTCCATCCTTTAATGCTTGTAATTGACCGGATAATTCCGCTAAAGGTTTGGCGACTTGTTCCGCTAATTGTTGATATTGTTTGCTATTTTGTTTTCCTTGTTGCTCTAAATTGTTCATTTCCGCGTAAATATTGCTAATTTCCGCCATATTATTCATAATATTAACACCATTAGTGCCATACGCTTTCTTGGCTTGTAAACTGTTCATATAGGTTGACCCGCCACTTAAAATACCACCAATTGCTGCACCACTTGCAGCTTGACTTAAAACACTATTTTCCCCACTAAACCAAAAATCTTTTGTGCCATAAACTATACGGCCGTTTTCATCATAAAAAGCATTTTTCCCTTGCCAAATAGAATCTACTAATGGCTCTAAAATGCCCGAAATTGCTTCTTCAGCGCCTTCTTGCACCATTTCTTTAGCAACTTCTTTAGCAAAAGCTTTAAAAGTTGTTGTTACTGTGGCGTCACCAATGACACCAGCAACTTTGCCGCCGGGGAACAACATTTCCGTCCCTACTTCGACGGCAGCGCTTGCTAACCCGGTCAATGCAGCTTTACCCATTTCGCCCGTTTCTTGATAAACGACGTTTGTCTTACCAGCGAAAGCACCGGCGGCCATTGTTCCTAATGAAGCGGCTTTTGGTATCCATGTTGCGCCTTGAGCGACGGCACTAGTTCCTCCCGTCAACACACCAACAGCAATGCTTGGTAAAAGATAACCAATACCTTCGCCAAGACCACGAACAAAACTTTGACCATCCGTTCCAAAAACTTTAACATTTTTAAGACCGGAAGTATAAGAACTTAAAGCGGTTGCCTCTTGGGCTGCTCGCGCTTCTTCCGGTGACCAACCCGTCCAATGTTCCTTTGTGAAAATATCGCCGGTTAACATGGCAGAGGCGTCACTAAGTAACATATATTTTTGAACGGGTGAAACCCAGTCATAATCACGCGCTGTTTGCGCCCATTCGACACCACCGCCCGCCCAGTCAGCCACGTTAAAAACGAGATCACCAATATCGTCAACAAAGTTTAAAAGACCCCGCGAAATGTTTTGATTTTGTTCGCGCACTGTATCCCATATTCTTTGCCACCAGTTACGATTAACGTCGGGCGATTTCTCAAGCACGGCGGCCGCTTGTTCCATTGCTGCTTGGCTTTCAAGCGAAGCGGCTTCATAGGAGTTGTCATTAACCGCGTTGATTTGCAATGAATCAACTCCTTTGCGCACGCCCCCATACATTATTTTGAGATAGTCACTTCGTGATTTGCTGTAATCAGACATGTTCTACCCACTTTCGTTTATTATTTATAGACACCACTTTGAGCATTTGACGTTTTATTTCCGTTTTTATTGTATTGGAAATAAACGGAGTTTTCATTAGTTGCGTTTTTATAATATTCTTCATGCGACATGTTATACATTTTGCCGTCCGTCCCGTAATAGATATAAAGGCGTTCGCCTTTACTATTAACTAACGCAATGTAAGTTCCGGGTTTAACTTCACCTTTTTCAATAGCAGTATTCATGTAAGAGTTTTCGTCATTAAACCAACCTTTTCTCTTCACAAGGTTGCCATCCGCGTCATAACCGGAAATGTTTTTACCTTTATCGTAATTATATTCCGTGCCATAAGTCGGCATGTCGGCATTTGGATCGTCAACGAAGTCTTTGGAATCAATAACACTACTAATGTAGGCTTTGCTTTCGTCACTTAACCCTTCCCATTTATCAGTAAAGACATAATTGCCGTTAGCGTCCTTTTCCATATAACCATAATTGGCTAAAAGCCCGTTAATGGCGTCTTTATCCGCACCGTAAGTAATTGCGTTTTGAATAAAACCAACAACTTGGTTATCAAGTTCGGTTTGTTTTTGTTCACTTTCTAATTTTTCGCGTTCTGCGCGTTCATAATTGCCCATGGTAATTTCTTGTTCCGTTTTATTATAGTTATCAAGATTTTGAGCATACATGTTCATAGCGGTATTTTGGACACCAACTGCCGCAGTTGAGCCGTAACCTTGAGTGCCTAAACCTTTAGCCGCTAATTCGTTGGCTAAATACTTATCGGAGTTTGCTTTCACGTTGTAGTGTTGAACGGCGGTATCGAAAAAAGACTTATAATTTTGTTCGCGTAAAGCTTTTGCCATAGCGTCATCATAAACTGTTCCGTTTCCGCCACTACTTCCAGGTTGACTCCCTAATAAAGGTTTGCTGCCGTAAAGGTCGACGGGTTTATTACCTTCGTAATTAACTGACCCTTCGTCCGAAAGGAAGCCAATTTTATCTTTATCTTTTAACGCCATGTCTTCGCCCTCCTATTATTCTTGAATTAAAGCTTTTAAACTGTTGTATGTTGGTCGTAAGTCTTCAATGTCAATAAGACCTTCGTGTGCTTGATCCATTTGTAATTTTTGTGCGTTAGTTATTTCGTGTGTTTGCCCGTTAACTTTATTAGCGAATAAAATAAAGTTCCAAAGTCTTTTTTTATCGAACTTATAAAGTTTACCTTCGGGGTCATGTTCAAAGAAATGTTTTCCCCAAATGTCAATTAAATACTTTTGATTTTCTTTATTGGTTAAGACGTCATGACGGACAACACCTTCGCCGCTACCATGAATAAGTTCCATATCGTGTGCTTCGGCGATATATTGAGCGTCCTTCTTGTATTTTTTGATATTCGCCCAGTCTTTTTTAGTGTAGTAATGGCATTGGACTTTTTCGCCATTTATCACGAAGTTTCGCCCAATTTCCGCTTTCACATAATAGCGTTTAACGATAACTTTTAGGTCTAAATCTTGTGGGTTAGTGAGATAAAGACCGCTGCCAACAACGAAAATCGCTTCAATGTTGTTGCGGGGGACACCCACGCCTTCGATTTTTTCTAACAATTTGTTAATAAATGTCGGTTTTTTAATTTCTTGCAAGTTCATATTTGAACCCTCCTTTTAATATTTCTTTAATTTTTGTAAACGAGATAATTTCCCGTAAATACTTAACATAGTAAGCGTAAGATTTCGTGGTTTTCACGAACCAACCCCAAAGAGCAACGACGGTTTTCGCACGTTTCTTTGAAATAACAACCATTCTTTTATAAAGTTTCACAAAGCGGTGAAAAAGTCTTTTTTTTAAAGTTATTTCTCTACGAGAAATCTTATAACCTAAAAACTCAATAGAAGCACCACTGGCAACATTTATTACTTCGGGTATATATTTAAGCGTTAACTTCAATTTGTCGCCTAGGAACGCACCAATTTGCACAATTGCCCGCTTTAATTTACGTGCGTTATTACTAATAAGCACTAAATCGTCAACGTAGCGCACATATTTTTCAATTTTCAGTTCTTGTTTAATGTAGTAATCGAGTTCTTGAAGGTAAAAGTTTGATAACCATTGACTTGAATTAAGCCCTAACCCAATACCCTTACCGTTATCACCAATAACTGCTTTAAAGAAATTCATAAAGTCGGTATCGCTAATGCGATTGCTGACGAGGTTATAAAGCACTTCTTTATCAATGTTGTCATAAAACTTTTTGATATCGAGTTTGATCGCGTATTTGTATTCTTTAATGTAGCGAAATACATAATTGATACCAACGTCTTTGCCACGTCCTTTAACATTGCCAACACACCATTTATACATTCCCTTATCAACAACTTCTTTAATGCCGTCAACGAGTAAATAGTCATAAATCTTATTTGGGAAGTATGGACTTTTCGTAATCAAGCGCGGTTTTTCCCGCTCCTTGATAATTTCCGTCTTTGTGGGGTGAAGCAAGTATTCTTTTGAAACTAATGTTTGAACAATGAAATCAACATATTTATCTTGTTTTTTCACAATTTGATGAGCGTATTTCTTCCCTTTACTGCTTTTTTGAATCACGCTTAAAACGTTTTCTTTTGTGGCAATGCGGGAATAGATATTTTTTACTGTTTTCATTGTTTCCTTTCCTTTGCTAATTCTAACGGGTTTTCAATTACTTACTAACCCGTCCCTTTGTCGAATTTACTTTTTGCCTTGCGGCATGGAATCTATACACCTCTTGATTTTTCATCCGTTACGTTATTAGCGAATGCGGGCGGAGTTGTTGTTGTCGTTGTTCCAAGCGTTGTTGAACCTGTTGTTCCAGCGGGACAATAGTCCTCAACCCCAGCACTTATGAATAGACCCCAATTTTTTATTTACTTATGTGTAAGTGGGAATGCTCCCCCTTACCAACCCCCTAAAAGGGCGGTTTGCAAAGGCGGGCGGAGGAGTAGTAGTCGCAGTCCCAAGCGTAGTAGAACCCGTCGTACCAGCGGGAATAAAAAATACCGTTGTCCGGGAATATATACTGTGTTCTATAAGAAAATGCATATAATTGACCCCGTTGGTTTTGTTCGTTTCCGGCGATTTGACTATCCGAAGGAATAATGCCCTTGGATGAATAATAAATGTTTTGAACACTATCTTCCGGCGTTTCACTTGTTGTTGGGCGCAAGGCAACCGGAACTTTAAACGCTGGTTCAAGTGGATCGAAACCAAGTTTAGTAATAATATCAAAGTCGCCATCACCGTAATTTGTTAATTTTGGCAATGAAGAAGTAAGTCCGCCGTCGTCATTAAGAGCGTCAAAGTGGAATAAATGGCTATAAATATGTTGCCCGGGTGCAACATAACAACCATTGATTGTCGTTCCAGTAATGAAATCGTCTAACCCAAAAATACGGTATTGCCGAGTATCAGCCTTAAAGCCCGTGTGGCTGTCCATTCCGTCGGTATTACCCGTAATACTACTTTTTTCTGTAGTTTCTTCCCAATTATCGCCAGCCCAGTCAAACGGAATTTCAAACATGTTGTGAATATCAGTTCTTGCAAAGTAGATAACCATTAACATTCGCATTAAATCAAGATACATCCAATGGAGTAAATTGTAATCGGAGTGGGTGTTTTTAACAATGTAAAGTCCGTCATCCCAACTTGCGTAGTGGTGGTCAGTTGTAACGCCTTCAACCGAGCGAACACGAATATCGTCAATGTCGCTAATTCCATCAGCGTAATCATCATAATTAACGTCATACGCACTATTGTTATACTTGGCAATTTGAATAGAACCAACGCCATCATAAGCAGTTTCCGTAACCCATTTTTTGAACGCTGAATGAACGTGAAAACCGAGTTCTTCGTCCCCATCTTCGTATTCTTTGACCGAAATGGCAATAATTTCACCATTGCTTGTTAAATCAAACCTAAATGATTTTGGGGTAATTGTGATAAATACATTGCCAAGAGCGTCCGTATGTTCGGGGAAATTAAAGAAATCTTGGAATGCTTGGTCACTTGCGTAAACTTCCTTAAAATCGCCGTTTGTAACAATATCGAGCGTAACGCTCTTTGCGTCATACGTGCGTGTTAAAATCGGGTTTTCTTGCCCTAAACCACGAATGCCATAAATTGTTTTGTTTAATGGCGTCTTCCCTTGTGCTAATTGTTCGAGAGCTATTACTTGCCGTTCTTGCAACTCTCTATTTGGTAAATTAAGATCCATTTTATTTATTCTCCTTTTTATTCAATTCTTAAAATTGGTTGTCCGTTTTCAATAACAAACATAACACGCTCGACAGTAGCATTGTCTAAATCGTGGGCTTGTATCGTTTCGTCGCCTTCGTCCACATAAGCCTTCGAAGCAGCGTTAGCGACTTTACTTTTTTCTTCATTAGTGTAATCGTTAGTGGACAACCCTTTTCCCGCTACTTTATCAACCTTTGTGGCGAATTGAGCAATAATGTCCATTCCTTGCGGGTAGTTTGCGAAAATGGCTAAAATCTCGTTAATCGTATCGACAAAGTTCGGGTCATCGCTTTTTTGTAACACTGCCCATAAGTTATCAAGTCGTGTTTTATCGGTTGCTGATAACAAACCAGACGCGACTTGTGTTGCGCTTGGCAATGAAAATGTAGTCGTTTTTTCCGCCCCCGTTGGAGTTTTAATTTTCAAAGTGAAAACAATATCGCTCGCATTGATAACACGATTTACACCATTAAAATCGCTAATGTAGGTGCTTTCAATAACTCGCCCTTTATCGTCTTTGCGTGATTTATCAGCTTTATCCGCCGTCCGTTCACCGTCAAGCAAACCATCTAAATTTTCTTTGTCTATAGTGGACATTAAACCGTCGTTTTCAGTCGTTACAAGAGGAATGGTAATTATTCCATCGTTAAGTGGATTGCCGTCGCCGTTTTGTAGTTCGAAAGTAATGCTATTTTCTTCGTATTGCATACTTAATCTATGGGCATAGTAATATAAAATGGTATTTCCTTCAGCGTCTTTTTCGGCTTTGGAAACCGTCGTTTGACCATTAACAATATCGTAAATATCGCTATAGATTTTTTGAATTTCTAATTCAGCTTCACCTTGCGTTGCTTGTAACCATTTAAAAATAACTTGCAGCGGTTCATGAAATGTTTTAAGAATTTTGTCCCAACTCCAACCTTGTTCGCTTGGGTTTTTAGGTAATGTAGCGGCTGATTTAGCCATTAAATAATCTTTTTCTTTATCACCTAAAATCGTGATTTTATTTTCTTCACTCATTAGTAACTTCCTCTCTTTCAACATTATCAGTTTCAGCGGATAATTCAACGCTATCATTACGCTGTTCCGCTTTAATTTCCTCTAATTCTTGTGCAATAACTTCCTCTTCATTAAGTGGAATAAATATCTTTTTATCGTAAGAATTCTTGAAAAGTTGAAGAACAGTTACCTTATTGGTAATTTGTAGCGCCTTTAGTTTTACGTCTTCAACACTACTTAACCAACCACTTAAAAACGAAGTAATAAGCGAAGTAACCCGAATAACGAGGTTCATCCATGCTTGAATATCGTCGCCGCTCATGAACTCTTTAACACTTAATAACCCAAAAACAACCGACACAACAATTGAGAACACTAACTTAATGCCCCGACTTGCGCGCTTGTTAAACTTAATCATTTCGTCTAAGTGCTTACCTTGTTCAAGCACAGACTTGTTATTACTGACACCATAAGCACTCATGTAATAGTTTGGGTTACTTGCGTCAAGCTTAATTTTGCCAAGCAAGACCTCCTTCACGGCTTCGACTTGTTCTTCGTTGATTTTGCCAATACGAATTGTTTCGCCCGTTTCATAGTCTAACTTTTCAATTGGACGTTTCACTAACTCCTCAATATCCGCAATAGCACAATACTTAATAATTTTTTTGGCATTAAGTTGCGTTATATTATTCATTACTAAATAATTAACTTTTTTGTTAAATAATTCTTGAACCGCAAACCACCCAAAAAATTGAATAAAATACATTAAAAGGTCTTCGATTTTCTTCCATAAATCGTTGTAATCGAAAAGTGCATTTTGATATAAACCGCCAGAACGTTCTTTTTGGGCGTCTTCACCGACACTTTCTCCCATGAACATCCCGAAAATAATAATACCTAAAATGATTAGCGTATCGCCAAGCCACTTTTTAAAATTAAACTCTTCATTGAGGCCAATATTTGTAATTGTCATGACGACGATTAGAATTAGTCCCCATGCAAGCGTAAAACTTTTAATGACTTTTTTCTTGTCTAACTTATTAAACCAATTATCTTTTTTCATTAGTCGTCATCCCCCAACCTACGACGTTTCATTTCCACCAAAAGCAAGAGCAATAATACTCCGCCAATTAACATGATAATCAAGACTGTAGTTGCGTATGGACTTTTGATCCATTCAATTAGTGACCAACCCGTCATTGTAAAGCCAATTAACATGACTACCAACCCGGAAATAAGGAAAAAACCCCCGGTTACTAACCATTTCCATTGTTTCTTTAAAAACTTTTTAAAACCATTTTTTTTCATTCGGTCGCTTGTTTCCTTTCGTTAATTTCTTCAGCGTGCCGAGCTTTAGCATGGATACCTTCCTTGCGATACTCCACCATATAAAATCGTTGACTATCAGCGAATAAATCAAAAATTAAACCGGCAGCTTGCCCGCCGAAAGCTAAGCCAAGAATAAGGGTTAAATCTTTTAAAATTGTTTGAAACAAGAATGCTAACACGAAAGCAATTCCCCAACCAATTGTGCTTGATACGGGACTAGCACGAAGTTTTCCGTCCTCGCCACGTATTTTAGTTTCGCGAAATGCAACAACCGCTGCAACCGCAACTAAAAGTGAAACACCAAACGACATTCTTACACTTGTATTTTGGTCAACCGCAACAAAGTAATCATTGTATTTCGCAATAAATAAACCAACAAAAGGCGAAAAGATACTGACCCATCGTCCCGCTTTTAGTCCCCAATAAGCGTTGCGGTGATATTTATACGGATCGCGTTCTTTTAATTTGATTTTTCCGCGTTTTGCCATACTACTTCACTCCTTTTGCAATTTTAATTACTGTTTCCGCAATTCCTTTTTTCACTAAGTCGGGGTCACTTGCTTTAGCCGTTTCAATAGCAAGTAAGGAATCAATTTTTTGTTCGAATTGTCCATAAGCTTCCAAGCGTTTACTTGCGGCACTAAACTCTTTCGAGATAATTTTATTTGCTTCATCTTGTTTCACAAGTGTTTCACGATATAAAGCCTTTTCTTCGGCGTGTCTTGCTTCGTTTTCGGCAATTTGTCGCCGATAATTAGCGTTTTCTTCCCGCAATTCTTTTAATTCTTGCTTGATTTCCTTATTATTAGTGCGCGCTTCGTTATTAACAGCCCTATTTTTCATATAAATATAGACATAACCAGCAATAGTGACAGCACCACTTATAATCGCTCCTAGCGAAATACCGAAAATATATTGATCGCGAATATTGTTGGCGTAATAATCTTCCAGAACGTCCGGAATTCCATTACCGTTCGCATCAACAAGAATATTTTCGCCACCCGGTTCTTCTTCACTAACAACTTCTTCTTCGCTAGGTTCTTCCGCTAATACGACTAATGGACTATTGTGTAGCGGTCGATGACGCAATAGCATGACGCCACTAATTAAAATTAGTGACAACGCAAGTAATACACCTTTCAGTTTTTTCATAAGTTTTCTCCTTTTCCTTAATTATTTCCTATGGAAGCGAACGGTATCGTATAGATAATTTGCATGCTGCTTAACACGGCATTGCTTGAATCATTATTTCTAAAGCCAAACGAGATAAACGGAACGTTTAGTGGCCGATAGAACGTATATTTATGAGGAATTGTATATTTATCAAAGTTAATATTGGCAACGTTGAAATTCTCAAGGTTTAATCCATAATCACGGCGATTAAAGTCAACGATAGTCGCCATTTCTTCGAGGTGAATATCATTCGTCGCTTGGCATATTTCAATAGCGCTCTTAATTTGGGTATCGTTCGTTAGTGTCCACCCCCAAATGGTCTTGTTGTGCATTAAATCGCCCATGGTATGTGGTGCGGTAATGTAATAAGCTCGGACATTACGATATTTGCTAATTTCGGCCTTAAAGTTTTTTGTCATGCTTTGTGCGGCATAGCGGACAATATTTAAAGTTTGCTCACGATTATCACGTAATTTAAAACGTGAATTATCATAATCAATATCGACAATTTTATAGGTTTCGCTCATCCGCTCCACAAGCGCAGCACGACTTAAAGTTTGTAAACTTAATTCTTCTTCGGTTTCGGCGTCAATAAGTTTGAATAATAAGCCCTTGCCCATGTGGAAATCATCAAGCAATTTTAGTTTATAAGCACGGCCATAAACCTTTAATGGCGAGCTGGGGTTCGTATCCACGATTTCGTTTTCTTCTTCCCGACGATTTAAGTAATAAATACGTTTAGTGGATAGTTGTTTGATTAGTGCATTATAAACGTCTTGATCAAGTTTGGAATCAACAAGCCCAACTACCTCTAATGCGTTTAGTGTTTTATCAAGATATAAGTCAAACGTCCCGTTTTTAACATTGTTAATAACAGCGACTTGATTATACATATAACTGTTATAATCATTTTCTTTAGAAACAATGGTGAAATAATAGTCGTCGCCATTGATAAGTTGATTTATAATTGTATTCGATACTTGAATTTGGTCATCGAATTGTTGGCCACTCACAAGTGGAACGGCCGCGCCTTCCGGTAGAAATATCTTTGTAATATCTTGGAAACCATCCGTTTCAAGTCTAACGAACTTACCTTCAGTAGTGCCAAAGTATAATTCTTCGTTAACCTCAATAAACGAACTAATGTTAGCAATGTTAATCTTCCACCATTCATATTGTTTTGTTTCAATGTTGAACGCCTCAAAGTGGGACACTAACACAAAGTCCTTAGTCACTAAAAATAAATATTTTCGGTTTGTATATAACCACGATTTTTTTAGATCAATAGTTTTTAACAAAGGGTTAATAAAATATGAGCGAGTATTAGCATAGCGCTGGGTATCGCCTATAACTCCCTCAACGTCAAGGCCGTCAAGCTGTTTGTCACTTGATAAGAAAATGGTATCGCCATTAAAGTTAAGAATAGCTTTGTTTGTTAACGCCCCAACACCGATATTGCCAACAACGAGCGGATAACTTTCTTCATAGAGTGAACGGCCGCTAAAATCAGTCAAAGCATTACCACTTGCGTCTAATGCTTGAATTAAACCACTTGTCCGGTAGTAAATAGTCGGTTCTTTATCACTTTTTGATTTTAAAACCACCATTTTGTCATTTGAAACAATGTCATAACCAATGATTTTATTATCGGTTTGGCCATAAAAACAATAAGATAAATCGTCAAAGTAAGAAAAGTCGCCATTTTCATCACTAAAATCACCATCAATTTTCATTGTGTTAATAGCACCACTATGCCAGTCGCAGTTGGGTAAGTCGGGGTTTCCGCTTAAAAATAATCTATTCTTCGAGTTATTATTGCCGAAAAGTTGGCCAACTGTGCATTTGTTAATATAATCAGCTTGCCCTTCAACAAAACAAGGGAAAGTAACTTTGATATTGCTTTCACCAACAACGGGCGGCACATAATCTTCAAAGAAGATAACACGGCCATTACTTGTTTTATCGTTTACGTTATCAATATAGCCGTAAACCTTTATATCGTTAATAGAAACACCCACATTAAGTTTCCTAACACCATTGAGAACGCTTGTAAATTCGTCTTCAACAACCAAGTATTTATTGTTAAAAACAACGCCTTTATGAGTATAAGAAGGAATTTGCACAACTCTTAAAGTGTGTTTCTTAATATCGGTTGCCGCAACGGAACGCGCACTAACACTTACGGTATATTCAAGCGAGGCTCGTTCATTAGTGGCAGCGGTAATTCTCACCGTAAGTGCGTCGTTGGTGCGAATAAACTTTGTGCCTTTAATTGGGAAAATGTTAATAGCGCCAAACCCACTCGAAAGCCGAATTCGTTTTTTCTTTTGCACAACCACTTCTTCAGCGCCAACTGTTTCTTTCTTGTTGTAATAAATATAGATTTCCGTATCGTCAATATCGGAATCAAGGAAGGTATCACCGACGTTATATGTTCGCATTAACTTAAATAACGAAATTCCCGTAATATCAGTGATTTCAAGCACGTTAATAAAAATGCTTGTTGTATTGTTTGTGGTATCGCCATTATCAAAGTAATTTAAGACCGTGATTTCTAGTTCAAGTGTCTTTTCAACTTCGCCTTCCATATCAATACTAACAACGTCTGAACCGTCAAAACCAAATCCATTCGCGACATCTTCATTATCAATTGTATATTTACCATTAGCGGTTAAACCAGCTTGATCGTAGGTGCATAGTTGAACATATTCCGCTCCAGCGTATTTCGTAACTACCGTGATATTAGAAGCAATGTCGATAGTGTCAGTATCGTTACTATAAGAAGTATTTAAAACGCTTGTATCAACGTCAATTCCGCTAATATGTGGCTTAACAAAGGTAATATCGTTAATATCAAGTGTATATTCATTCCCATCAACAATAATAATCGGTGCGGTAGCACTTAAAATAACAGTTGTTTGCTTAAAGTTATATAACTCAAAGTTGGTGACACTACGTCCGGAAATGTAAGTCGCTTTAATATCAAATAAGCTTCGAAGAGTATTAAAACGATTACCAAGAATAAAGTTCAATGGCGTGTTAATTTCCACAACGTCAATTGTGTCCTCAATAAACGAAATAACGTAACTTCCCGATAAGTCATAATCTTTATGTTTGAAATAAATGCGATTTCCGCCACTTGGAACAATGACACTGCTTGTGTTTAGTGTTTGTGTTAAAGCGGCATTGCGATAAAAAGTTAATTCCGTTAAAGGGTTAATTACGCCAATGTGTGGACTTGCTTCCGTGTGATTATTGAAAATGAGTGAGAAAGCTAAATCGGTCGGTGTTTTAAAAGTATCTTGGTTATTATCGTAATAAACCGTTGTGCCGCCCGTTCCCGTGACTACAATTTGTGTCGGCCGAATGAGTTCGCAAGTAATTTGAAAAGCGTTCGCTAAAGAAATTGTCCGCCCTTCATAAACAGCGGTTGCGGCAATGGTGATAACTTGTGTATTTAAAGCAAAGTTAAGTGTGCCATGACTTAAGTTTAAAACCGAAGTAACGTCTTTTGTTTCCGTAACTAAACTTGCGCCGCTATTGTTGTAATAAGTAACAGTTGCGGTTGCGAGGTTTAAATCAGTGAATTCAGTAAACGAATTATCGACATAAACAAATTTGTTAATTGCGGAGCTATTAACCACCAAACTTGCGGCGTATGATATTTTAATTTTTTGGCTAATAGAAAACACGTCATCAAAAGTGCTTGTTAGTGTTAGTTCGCTTGTAGTAAGTGTAATATCCGTTCCGTTAATAGTTTTCCCGTATCGGCTATCCTTCGTTGTATTGTGCGCATTAAAGTCAGCATATAGAATTTCGCTAACTTTATTACCATAAACATTAAAACATTCAATTTTAGTTCCTAATGCTGTGCTGCCAAAATCAATAACTTCGCCATAAATAAAGCGTGTTTTGGCATTAACTAAAACCATACTGGCTATATCTTGCGTTTCCGCAACTTCGCAGTCAAAAGTAACCGTTAGAGTGCCGAGGTGCGTTGTTGGATATGTATAAGTCATTGTAAAATTCAACCCATGTTCCGCGCCTATCGTAATTGGCAGATTTCCTAATGAGGTAGTAACTGTCGGAGTGCTTGCATAACTAATGCTTGCTAAACTAATGGTTGAACCGTCCGAATAAGTTAAAGAACCTTTTGTATTTGGGTTAAAGTTTGCGATCAACTCGCCAAGATTATATGTTTTTTTGTATGTAACATTAGCGAATTTTGCGCTGCCCGAAGCAAGTTTTTTAATGTTTTTCGTAACCGTTACGTTTGAAATTGTATTGCTTGTATTAACTTGATAATTGAACTTAAGCGAAGAATCGCTTTCACTAATAGTTGTTTTTGACATTTTGCTAATATCAAGACTTGTAGCGTAATCAATTGCAATTGTTTTATAGGCATTATTTGTTGTGTAAACAATTTTAAAAGAGTTTAAAAAGTCACTCGCCACCGCTTTCCCACTATAAATAGTGTAACTTGTCGAGGTTTCAACAATACTATAATACTTGTTTGCCCAATCAGTAACATTAAGCGTCCATGTGAAAGTTGTGCCAAGTATATCAACATTAAAATATACGGTTGTGCTAGGTGTTGTGTAATAACCAGCGGTGGGAAAATTGTGCGAAAATGACGCATTTTTAATATGTGTTAAATCAGTTAGATTCTTATAAGTTTCATGCCAGTCCCACAATTGTAGCGAACTAAATTCTTGCTCGTTTTCATAATATGAAAGCGCAATACCCGACAATTCATTTAATGGTTCATAGGGTGCAAATGAAGTTTTGCTTGGGTTTGTTTTATTTATTTGATAATTACCCACCCAAACTTTCTTTTGTGTTTTTTCGCGAAAAACCGGAAAATATTTATAATTACTACCGCCCGAACCAACAATATAAGCGTAGCCATCAAATTCCCAAATATTCTCATCAGTAAATGTTAGTGGTATAACGTTCCCTAAAGGATCGTAAATAGATGCTAATAAACTTCCCGAACCAATATCACCACTTGCATAAATATAAATTGCTGCCGTATGCAAAACAACATATTCGCTAGTTGTTTTGTTTTTAAGATAATAGCGACTATATGATGAATAGAGGCCATTTCCTATTTTTATATTTCCCGCTGATTCGGTTTGAAGATTATTGTTCGCAATAAATAAACTAGAAATTCCTTCGGATTGCCAACCTTGTTCACGAAAAGCTTGTGCACTAAAGGTATCGTTATTAAAAGGAAAAGAAGGACTACCTACAAAGTTTGGCATATTAAATTACTCCCCCTTCTTCAAGAACAATAAGAATATCCGCTAAATCGTTTGCGGTTTCACTAACAATGGGAGCGTCCAAAACATACTCAAAGTTATCACTTGTTAAAATTGCATTTTCAACTTTTTGTGTTCCGCTTAAAAGCTCATTTTTCCGCAATTTAGAAAGCATATTGACTTTATCTAAATTCGCGCGGTTAGGAAATGCGCTGCCTTCATAAGTAATGGAAATAGTCGTTGTCGGCACAAAAGTATCTTCGCTATTTTCAACGGGTTTTAATAATGGGTTTTCATCTAAAAACCGTAAACTCATGTATTTATTACCGCCAAGAAAATAAAGCTTATTACCGCCCACAAATGCACTTGATTTATAATCAAGGAATTCATAAGCATAAGTGTAAAGATTACCCTCAAACAATACCTTGTCTGTCCCGACACTAATTGGGGTAATACTCATATTGTGTTGCCCAATATTTTTGATTTCATAAAGTAGTTTGCCAATATGAGCAATAATATGTTCATTTTTATCTTCGCCCGTAAAAACCCACAGTCCATTAAAGTTAGTGGCGTTTTCTTTATATTCGTTAACTTCGCTAATGCCATTAACAAAGTCAACCGGAATATAATATGTCTTTAAAACATGATAAAGTTCTTCCGTGCCACGTCTTTTTTGAATAACGCCGTCTTTATAAAGAAAGTTTAAAATGTCAATAGCACGGTTTTGACTAACTTTAAAACGTTGTGTCGCATAATCAACACCGCTAAAGTTTGTTACTCCCGTTACGCGGCGGTTGCCCGAACCTAAAGAAAGCGGTTTGAACCCCATTACCAAAGACCTCCATGTCTATTTTTGACTTTGTTAGCGTTAAAACTCGTTGTTGCGCGATTTAAGCTTTGGAAATATTGTTCAGCGCGGTTATTGTGATTATTAGCAATGTCCGGGGCAATTGTTTCTAAAAGTTGACCCTTAGTAAAGGCTTTAATGTAGTCGCACATAACATCGGTAATTCCATATTCTGTTTCAAGGTCAATATTAGTGTCGACAACCACTAATTCATTATTTGGATCAAGTTCGATTTTTTTAATATCTTTTTCCGAAAAGCGTGGAATACGTGCTTTATATTCAACGATAATTTCCCGCTTCCGTGAAACTTCTAATAACATAACGCCTTTGCCTTGGTTAATATTACGAAATTCCAGTCTTGTATATTGACCGGCAATTAGTTCCACAACATTAACAACTGTGCCGAGATCAAAGTCGAAAATGTTTGAGGTAATTGTTTTGGCTTCCGTTGCATACGGAATTTTATCATAAGTTTGTAATCGTGCCACCGCTAAATTGACGGCACTAAAAACGCCCGCATATTGAAGCGCGTAATCTTTTGTCGTTGAAAATGATTCGTTGATAAAGCCTTCATAGCTTATGCTCGAATTTGCGATTGTAATACTGTCTTTTACGCATTCGTAAATTAACTCGGATAATTTCATATTTACTCCTTTTGCGGGCGTTTCTTAAAGCGTTTTTAAATAGTGTCGAATGATTCAATGTCGCCGGCTCTAACCGCAGCTTCAGCGACCCATAACGGGACTTTAGCAATTTTGCCAATTGCAACTTGAATAGTGACACCGTCTAATTGGTAAACTTTGAATTGTTCTTTACCTTTGTTTAATTGGTCAGCGCCAATTTGGATCAAGACCATTGGTTCTTTTGCTTCAGCAACCACGACTGGTTTTTCTTTTGCCATTATATTCCTCACATTTCTACCGGTTTTTAAAGGGAAACCGGCAAACCTTCGACTAATTGACTAGACTTGAATTACATTGATTAGACTAAGCTAAGGTTAATGCAATAGTAAGCGTGGTATCAAACGCTTTGGCGTTGTAGTAGCCAGTTACAGTTGTGTAACTTGTTTTAGCAACGCTGTAGTAGTATTTGACACCAGCAGTGAGTTTATACGTTCCATCCGATTCCGGACTAACCGTAGTGCCGTTAGAGTCTTTAACTTTAACAACAATAGTTGGGCTAGCAACCTCTTCGCCGTCAGCCGCTTTAATGACGTCAATGCCGAGGAAACCAAAGCCGGAACTTGAAACGAAGCCAGTCCGTTCATTATCCGCTAAGTCGGTAGCGCCAATTGTGGCAACCGTGATTTTACAGTTAAGGATACATAAGTCGTCATTAACGACTGCGGCTAAGCCGTCAGCATTCATGGCGACCGACCCGATTTGCCGGTTATCGTCAGCGGTAATGTTGCCGTCTTCGTCGGTAAGAACCGCCGACCCTAATGGGTTATTAAAGACCTCAATGTCGCCTAATTGATAAACGGAAACTGGGGACGTTCCTTGGAACGTGCGACCGACGAAAGCAACCATGTGTTTGCCAGCGTCCGCACCAGTGAGATTAAATAAGTCACTTGGAACGGAAGCGATCACAAAGCCTTTTTTCCGGCCAACGATTCCACGAGCTAATTCTTCTTTGGTTGCTTCGTCAAGCGAAGTCCCAAGAGCGACTAACTCGTCTTGAAGTTTTTCGATAACTTCCGGGGTAGCCATCATTAAATAGAGGCCGCCTTCCCATTTTTTAGCCTTGTTTTTATCAAGGGTGATTTTTGCTTTACGCATTGTTTTGATAATGCTTGTATCATAACTGATACTAGCCCGTGAACTAATAAAAGGTTTCCCTTTAATGTAGTCCAATTTTTGCGCAAAGATATAGGCGAGAGTTTCGCCCGAATCACGAACGACGTCATCAATGTTATATTGAACGGCTTCGCGGGTATATGGGACTTTGTCCGCATAGTTTTCAACCGCGACTTCGAACGTTCCATAACCAATTCTTGACGGCCGAGGTGCAATACCTTCCGTCAATGGTTTAACGTCTTCGGGGTTAACTTTTGGATAAAGGAGGCGGCGGTAAGACATTGTCTTTGCGCCCTTTTTCCAAGGGACTTTATGAGAGAATTTTGCGAAAAATTCGTCATGCGCTGCTTGAAGCAACACTTTTTTCTTAATTTCAGTGATTTGTTGATCGGTAAGATCACCGTGTTTAACTGGGTTAATTGTTGGCATTTTATTCCTCTTCCTAAAGGCTATAATTCATATTTTTTATTCCACGCTGCCAAGAATTCGTCATCGTCAAGCTCATGAAGTTCCTTTTTGGTTTGCTTCTTTGGAGCTTTATTTTGCGGGGTTGGGAATGTTCCCTTCCCTTTAGCGGTTTCTTCGTCTTCCCCTTCTTCGTCGGGGAAGATCCCTTTATATTTTTCATAAAGAGAAGTAAAGTTACCTGGTTTTAACAAGTCGCCGAATATTTTCATAAAGCGCTCGTCTTTGCCATACACGGCTGACGTTTCAATACCAAATTTCTTTTTAAAAGCTAATTGGTCATCAATAATCGCTTGTTTAATGGCGTTTTCTTGTTCCGTCTTGGTGCGTGTCTTTTCCGCTTCTTGACGATTATAGTCACGTTGTGCCTTAAGTGCGTCCTTTAACGGTTCTTCTGAGCCGTCCGCTATTGCCTTTTCGTAGGCTTTAGCGAGAATTAGGTCACTTTCAGTTTCGATAGCGTCGAGGCCTACACTTGCTAACGTTTCTTTAGTGATACCTTCTTTTTTAGCGTTGAAGCTTGCCTTTGTAGCTTCCGCTTCCAGCTCTTTGTTTTTCTTTTCGAGTTCCGCATTCTTGCGTCTTAATTCAGCAAAGCGTGCGTTTTCCTCGCGAGATTGTTTCGTTTTATCCGGTTTTTTATCCCCCTCCGGATTATCGTCTTCGTTAGACTTCTCGACGTTGGGGTCTTCATTTTGCGGATCGTTCGTAACATCCTCGTCGGTGAGGTCTTTATTTTCGTCGTCAATAATTTCCTCAACCTTTTTTTTGTCGTCGTCCATTTCTTGCTCCTTTCGCACGGGTTGGAATACCCGAATTGCCATTTTCACCATGACTGGGTAGTCTATTTTTGGCTTATGCCCGCCATAGGTGGCGATTTATCTTCGACCCGTAGGGCGAAATAACTAAATTAAGGGGTGGTATCAAACTTGCCGCCACTGATACCTTTTGCGTTTTGCGCCTTCACTTCACTCTCGCTCATGACTTGTGCGCCTCCGCCTTGCGCGGCGAACGCTTCAACTGCCGCTTTATTTAAGGCATTTTGTTCTTTAAATGCTTTTTCGCGGGCGGTGTCGCGCGATTTTAAGAATTCCATATTGCCTTCCATTGTCTTCATGTTTTGCATGAGTGTTTGAATAATGTTTTGAAGTTCGGCGATTTCTTGGTTTTTGATTTGCAACTGACTATTTTCAAGGGCTTCAAAAGCCTTACTAAGCCGTTGTTTGGTTTTCGCACTAAACGCCGGGTCATTCATAACCCAAAGTTTAATTTTATCGACGTCAAGATTACCGGAGGCCACATATTGGAATACTTCTTTATAGTGTTGGCTCTCGCTAATTTCCGAACCAGCGATACCTTGTTCAACGTCAACAATGACATTAAATTCACTATCAAACATCGTTTCGTCAATATCACGCACGACGGTTTGCTTTGTTTTTGGTAACACTGTATCCATTGGCACGCCGTCAATTTTGCCGGACGCCACCATGTTTTGTGCCATTTCACGATAGTTTTCGTTTAGTTCGACTTCACTTCCACTTTTCCGGATAAAGTATTTAGCTTTATCAACATAGTGTTTGAAGTAAAGTAAATCGGTGCGGGCATTTTCTTTAATGTATTTCCATAATCGTTTTTGCGGTTGTTGGAGGGTGAGATTTGCTTGTTGCACTAATTGTTGATACGCATAACCACTTAAATCTTTAGAGGCATTACTAATTAAATCGTCAAAGCCATTGATATTACGAGTAAGACCGATAATACGTTGGCCGATTTCGATTAAATTAGAATTAACGGCGTCGCCACTACTTAAGCGGGTAATACCCCACTGCACGCCCGCGGTAACCGGTGTATAGTCAATAAGAATTTGGTTTGGCGAATTATCATATTCTTGCCCTCGTAGTGATTCTTCTTTTGCGAGGATCTTCGGCATGGCATGACTTTGCATAATGAGAATAATGAGCAAGAATGTGTAGTTAACAATTTTTTGATTAGCGATAATTTGTGATGCCCCACTTTCGCCAAGAATTGAGCCAACAATGGGATAAGGCCGGAAAACCGACACTGGATAGCGCCAAAACTTTGATTTTTCTTTATTATGTTGCGAAAGCGTTGTTTTTTCCGCTCTAGTAAAGAGTAAATACTTTGCGCCGTCCGTAGCATAATCAATAACCTTTTTATTGACGTCTTCTTCATCCTCTTTCACCCGTTTTTCTAAATCTTTTTTAAGATTTTTCATAATTGTTTTATTGGTTTTCGGGTTTAGTGAGTGGGGAACTTTATATAAGTCAACATAACGTGTCGCAAGTTCAAAGAATACTTCGCCGTTAACGCGGAAGAAGCGGACATAGACCATCGCCACTTCGTTATCAATATCATTTTTAACTTTTTCACGATCAGTTTCGCTTAAGTTAAAGTATTCGTCGGGAACAATATATTCTTCTTTTTCTTCATCGCTAAGGTGGTCTTCGCATAATTCTTTAATCGCTTTAATATCCATTGGGAAGAAATAACCCCAATATTGTTGGTCTTGTGGATCTTCACAATATGGGTTTTCCCAAAATGTATTTTCAAAAAGTAAGACCTGGCGCTTTAAGAAGCCACGATAAAGGCTATTTGTGCCAATAGTGTCATTATCAAAACTAGTAATTGCTAGAGCAACGCCGTCAATAACGCCTTGGCGCGCCACTTGTTGCGTAATATCTTCGTCATCAATTTGTTTCATTTGATACTCATAGAAATCGTCGATTTCGCGCAGACTTTCGTCTTCCTTATCAGCAATAAATCCGACGCTATGTTTGGTTTCAAGGAGTTTAGCGGTAACTTTTTCGACGTATTCACGAGTAATATTAAACGTTGGTTTCGGTTGCCCGTCTAAAAGTGGGTTAACATATTGCCGTCCCGCGACAAAATTACGGACTTCCGCTAAGACAGCCGCGAGATTAGACTTAACGAAAAAGGTATCGTGATAACGTTTATAACTCCGATACGCAACAGTTTCGTTAAAAACTTTACCTTTACTTTCCATACGGGTTTAACATTGCGCCTTCCTTATTGAAATCGTCCAGAGCGCTGATCGGCGCGCCTTCGTCTTTTGGTTTATGTAATACGCGAAGTATTTTATCGTCAAGAGCTTTTTGCGTCGCAATAATCGTATTAGCTTTGCTAATAAGTTCGGGATAACCTTTAATGAGCGCTACCGCATTCATGAGGTCTTCTTCATTCACCCCTAATAACTCAAAAAACGCAATAAACGCTTTGTATTGCGCTAATTCTTCGGGGGTCATATTTTTAATTTTTTTCATTGTTTCCGCGTTCATTAAAATCTAATACCTACTTGCCTTTCTAATTTATTTAGTTTGGGTTGGCTTTGTTCACGCCGCTTTTTCTCGATATACATAGTTGCTTCATCAAAACTCATTTTGTTATCGAGGCGCGCATGTTCTTTCGTTAAAAGGGCGGTTTGTTGACCACGAACCTCAAAAAAGCCCGCTAGCGCCATCACTAAATCGTCTTTGTTTCCGCCGGAGGCTTCCGCTTTAAACGTTGATTTTCCCGTTCCGCTAATTTTTTCAATGCGTTGAAAACTCTCCATTTGTGAAAGTGTTTCGTAGTCGTTAATCATATAAGGGTTTTCCCGGAACGCAATTTTAAGACTTTCAAGCATAAACGAGCGGTTCGCCTTCGTGGTCATGTGACCAAAACGTTTACTAATACCTTGACGAAAGTCTTCATAAGCAGCTTTTTGGTTAATATAAAGCCGCGGATATTTCAGTTTAATGAGGTAGTCCATTACAGCTTTACCGATATTCATTTCGTTAGAAAGTAGCGCAACGTTATACATTTTGCCAAGAAGGTAGAATTGATATGCAATTTTATCGTGATCCATTTCATTGGTATACATAACCGCAACTTGTTCGAGCGTGTGGTTATCAACGATTTGAATTGCCGCGTCGTCACTTCCGCCGTTATTGGGGTCACAAACGCCAACGTAAGGATGCGTGCTAATTGGTTCTTTATAGATTTTGATGACGCCATTACGTCCGGGAACAAAAGCGTCCCGTTTCAGTTCGATTTGTGAGCCGTCTTGGCTAAAGTGCGCTTCATAGACAAAGTGACCGGTAATCGGTTTCTTCAGCATTTGTTCTTTTAAGACTTCGTCTTTGCGGCGTGCCACAAGCTCCGCCCCGAAAATACAGTTCCCACTCGTTAAGAAAGCATCGGTAGGACTAAACGGATATTCTTGGAGCGTCATCCCCTTGTCGCCCTTATCTTGATATTTATTCCAATACCACATAAGCTGCGCATTCGTTAACCCGGGGTGCGCTTTTATTTTTTCGTAGAACCACTCCTCAAAAAGCGGTAATTCTTTAGCGGGGTCTTTTAAATATGTCATATCCGCATATTCGGGGTTCGAGAACCACGGCACAAAAAACGCATTATACGCTGTCCGGCCGACGACGTCTTTATCCCAACGCTCTTTATATTCGTTAAAGCCGTTCGCGGTGGTTTCAATAAAAATCATACTGTTGAGGTTATTGCTCGATACGGTTTCAAGCAACCCGTTCATCGTCACTTTTAAATTCGTGAAGAACGCGGCTTCTGACAAGTGGAGGAGTTGATACGTTCCCGAACGTCCACTACTTTCCCCCGCAACAACAACTTCAATAATCGAGTTTCCGGCTTCCGTTTCTAAAAACGACTGACCGCGCCGCGCTTTTAACGTCGGTTTATAACTATGGGGGTGTAACGCCCCTTTGTTTTCGCGAGCGTATTTCTCGATTTCTTCCCGGTGGGGGTTGTTATCGTCTAAATGGTCATAAAAGAATTCATACTTCTTGAAAATATTTTGAGCGTGATCCTTAATATCCGCGACAACGCCGACGCTCATATTTGGCGTGAACATCCCAATAACAAAGAACATCCCCGCAATTAGTGTCGAAAACCCGATTTGCCGACTTTTTAACACGTTTTGCCGTATCGGCCGCCCACTCCTACGTTGTTCGCATATCTCAATGTAGAGCGCAATTTGTTGCCGATTAAGTTCAAAATCAATACAACGCCCGTTTTTATCCACGATTTTTAAATATTTTTCGATCATGAAGTAAACTGGCACGGCGTAACCTTGAAAAGCGACCGTTAAGTCGTCACGATATTCGGACAATAATTTATCCGCTAGCGTTAATTTCACTTCCGCACTACTATTCATCTAACTTTTTAAACCCCATGCCTTTTAAACGAGCGTCCACTAACGACACATTTACTTCTTGAATGTCCTTCGCTTCCCCTCGGATTTTTTGCAACTCCATAATCGTTTCTAAACCTTTTGGCTTTTTGATAGCTTGTGCAATATTCGTCGCCACTAACAACTCTTCAACCGAAAACTCCGCCTCGCTCCCGTCTTCCATAACACTCTTAATTTTTGTGTCCAAAAAACGATTTACTAACTTAGCCGTTCTCTTCTCGTCCTCGATTACCGTGACTTCACCATGAAAACCCTTCAAGATCGCTTGCTCATAACTATTCAACACTAACGAACTCACTCCAGTTTTCACATGCACGCCCTCTCTTTATTTTTATTTTCGTTTATCTTGCCAAACAACTCAACGCCATAAAAACGACATGAAAGGAAAAACATGGGTGTATAGTGCGACCGGGCATTGTATGTATGTATGCCGCCCCCCCTCCCTCTTTCGGGGACTATGGGGGGTTGTTTACAGTGCGGACTTTTAAAATGTTGTTGTTGCTCAAGGTGCGCGCGTCATGGTGCATGCAGCAAGCGTCATGCTGGCATTGTTTGCGTGTAAAATGTGCGCCGTTATGCTACCCAAGCGAAATAATAAGCGCATATAATCACGCTTTTTTGCGTATCGTGTTAGGTGCGGACAATTGAACCGCCGAAAAAGAGAACTTAAACGCATACTTAACTTATTTATAAGTTACTTTTAATGCAAAAGTTTTTGCGGGTATATATCAATCGGCGAAAATCAAGGCACAAACCGACCGAATGACCGAGAGAAAGAGAGAAAGAGAGAAAGAGAGAATTTTTCTTTATCGTGAAACACTCGTGAAACCAAAAGAGAAAGAATAATCTTTCAAAACAAAAGAAGACATAAGACTATACGGAAGTTTAAGGAGAGAGAATGTTTAAGTAAGTAAAGAAGTTTAAGGAGTAACGAACTTTGGGCGGGCGTAAGGTGTGCGTCATGTGACGTGTTATGTGCGTATATATGCGCATGTAGCGAAGAGATCCGGCACTAACCTGGAAGATAAAAAAATCTTACCTTTTAAGGTAATAAAAATTGTTGAGTGTTTAGTGTTGACACGAAATAAAAAAGCGCCTAAACTATGGGTAGAAGGAAGCGCCAGACGTCGCGGCGAGTTAGGAAATAGCGGCGGGGAATTATGAAAAAAACAGTTACAAATAAGTTAGACAAAATCACGGCTCAAATTATCGAAAAGTTAGAGAGCGGCGTTAACCCGTGGGTTAAACCTTGGCGCATGTTACGTGAGAAAAAACAACCAAGCCCGGAAGCCTT